AGTTTTTATTAAGAATCCCATGTATCCATAGATTTGATTGTAACGCCATTATGTTATTCTCTTATCTATGATTGACCAACTAAAAACTGTTGGAGAGAGTTTTTATATAAGGTTTGAAAACCCAATCAAAATTCTTAATAAATTTAAAGATACCTGTACCAGCACCACCGATACCGATAACAGTTGGTAATACACCAAATTTGTCAATAAGTTGATCTAGTACATGGATTGCTCCTGTACCAAAATCAACTATACCCTTCAGAAAATCAGAGCTTACCAAGTCAGACTCAAGTTCTTGAAGTCTATTCTGGAATTGTGCTACCTTGGCATCAAGAGATTCCATGTAAGAGTCAAGTTCCTTCATTGCCGCTCCGTCTGCGTCAAGTGCAGAATTGTACACAGACTCTAACATTTCTGGGTTGAGCAGGATACTAGAAGCAATGTTGGATCTGTTCTTACCTGCAATAGCCTCTACTAAAGCATTTGCTCGGTTTGTTCCAGCCTTTTTATCTTCTTCTTGAATCTCTTTATAGACCTTGGCGATGTCTAAAAGGATATCATATGTATTACGGAGATTTCCGTTAGCATCTAAAACATCTACACCTTGATATGCATTAGACGCAACAGCAGTATAATCTTTGATTATTTGCTGTGTTTTTGAACTGGTTTGTACAACAAAATCATCTACATCTTCGCCTAAAGAAGCTAATTCATCTTTCGCTTCTTCAGTTCCTGCGAGTCGCAGACTAATTGTACGAACACCCTTTATGTTTGATACAAGTCGCAACTCTTGTATCAGATACTATTATATTATTCTCTTTTTTATGATACTTCTTGTAATATATTTAAGTCTAATAAGTTATCAAATAAAAAACATTCAATATTATTCTTTTCCCAATATGGAATACGAATTAATTGAATGTTTTGTTCTTTACAATATTCAGTTTTTATTTTGTCGTGGGATTGAACTAATTCAAATGCTCTATTTAGTTCTTCGTCTGACATTTTACCATTCCAATTAACAGGCATATAGTGTTGTTCACCATCGTATTCTATGGCAACATTATAGTCATTAAGATAAAAATCAAATGGAAGAGTATTTATATCCTTGCAATCATCAAATCTTTTTTGACGTTCATATTTAAGCTGAAATTTATCCAATATTTTTCCTACATTGTTTTCAGAATTGGAAGCATTGCAATTTGGACAACCAAATCCAGTCATCAAGTTATATGCAAGCGGTGTCCATTCATGTCCACAAGTTCTACATCTGCATTCAATTCGTTCACCAGCTAATGTGTATTCGCCTGTAATTTCAATATTTGGTAATTTCTCTTTTATAATTTCTTTAAATTCATCTGTAGTTCTAAAATATCCGTTACAATATCTACAACAACATTTTGAAGATTTTATATTATGAAATGGTACTTTTTGGATACCTTTATCAATATGATTTTTACACAAGAAAGATATTACTGTATGCCCATTGACAACTTCTCTATCTTTATAAATATACCCATGAACATCTTCTACATAATATTTATATAAATCATCATCAATTAATTTTGTGCATCTATCATTTTCATACATACACATTGGACAACATAACGATTCTTTATATAGAAAAGAAAAAGGAGCTGCTTCAAATTCATAATTATGTTTTTTACAATAAAACTTCATTTTTTCTTTAATATTTATATATTCAGACAATATATTAATATTAGGATTTATCTCATTGATTTTTGCATACACATCTTCCTTGTTTAACCCAAACTTTTCTCTGGCTTTCTCTAATTGGCATTCTTCACAATTGGTAGCACCTTTTAATAATGTATGTATTTGAATTTTCCATTTTGTATCATGTTTTTTACAACGGCATAAAATTTTATTATTACTTCCTGTATATTCACCTAACACTTCAATTTCAGGGGATACTTCTAAAACTTCATTTATGATATCTTGGGTTGTTTTTCTACCTCTCGAATCCCATCGTTTTACATGTCCGCATATCTTACATCCATTACCATACAACAAACATGAAACAGTGCCATCCCATATGTGACCACATACCTTACATTTACATTTTACCTTTGTGTTCCAATTCTTATACTCAGATAATATTTCAATATCTGGATTTATAATAGTCATTTCCTCTTTAAATGTCTCTTTTAATTTTGAATGATTACAATATTGACATGGCTTTTTATTCTTACCTATTTTTTCAACAGGAATCCATTGTACTCCTTTTTCTTTATGTTTATTACATAAAATACAAGCACAACGTCTATTTTTACCGTTTACTTCTTTATTATCTATTCCAACTAAAATTAAATCTTTTTCATTACATAATTCTTTTAAATATTCTGTTGTATATTTCAATTTACTATCACCCATATATTATCTGTTCCTTTCTAATTTTACGCATAAAAAATCGCCAGTAGTTTAAATAACTCTGACGTTTTCGTATACTTATATGTAGTTACTTCATTTATTTCTTTTACAAAAGATGGTTTAATACCATGTTGTAATAAATACTCCTTTTCAGGAGAAAATTGAGTTGAATACTCCTTATCGAATTTCTTCATTCCTTTTATTCCTCATGTATAATAGTATCTCTCTACCTTTCGGAAGAGTAACAGATCATGTCTTATTCCCTTGCTATGCATTAGGGAACATACCTTTTCCATTTGACGGGTTCTCACCGACTTCATTTGCGATTAAGCCGTACTTCTTATGATTCAGATATTCAGGATTTCCACCTTTATTCACAAGTCTGAATCTCCTCATCGGAGAATGATCGTTGAGCGTTTACCCTCGACTCAAGTACCGTATGGTCTACGGGATACGTTAGGGTACTTCGTTGCAAACAAGCCATTGTAATATCTCTAATTTTTGAATCCATCATATAGTAGTTTCCTCTATATTGTGGCATAGAGCTTTAGGCTGCCCTTGCAGTTAAATATGTTCTATAAAATATATTTCTATATCTTTCAGGCAATGTTTCACCTGCGGTTTTAGAAACGTCCTGTGTTATGGCATTACCAGCAGTAATAAGAGCTACACTTTCAGCAAGATCGTTGCCTTGAGTTTTTAATACAGCAGCCGAATCTTTCAATGCTGTTGAAAGTTCATTGGTACTGATACTATACTCGTTGCCGATTTTATCCAGGACATCAATAATTTCCATTTTGTCAAGCTCTTTATAAGCTTGTGACATTGCAACTAATGAATCCGTTGCTTCATCAATATTTTCAAATTCTGATACATTTAATAAAACTGTTGCATCTTTTGCCGATTCCTTGGCTTCATCTAATGACTCACCAAGACGCATCCATGTTGCTGTGGCATCCTGTAATGCGAGAGCAGTAGTACCAACCGAGTCAGCGGTAGAAAAACTTTCTTTCTGAAAATTCTTTAATGACTGTGCAGATTCATTTGACACTTTACGCATTTCGGTATATGCAGTATCTAATTCTCTAACAGTAGAAGCAACCTGTTTCAATCCATTAATAACATCATAAACACCAAACATTCCTGCCATCTGAGCAGCAATCTGATGGAATCCGCTATTCTTTAAAGTGTCAAAGAAACTTTTACCAGCACGACCAGCTTCGACTTCAGCATTATAAATCTTCATGATTTCGCCATGAATTCTATCCAAACTCATGCTAGGATTACCACTTTCAATTTCTGCATAGTAAGATTTAATCTTAGCTTTTGCTTCAGAAGACATTTTACTATTTTCATTGAGAAGCTTGTGAATCTTGTCTAATTCTTTCTGAGCCGATACAAAGTTATATCCCTTCTCAGAAGCCGACATATTAGTAACAGTAGCGATAGTATCTTTTATTTTCTTTTCATACTTATCTAAGTTCTGAATATCCTCATCACTAGCGATACCATTTTGATTAGTCTTTATATTGTCCAGAAGAGTTGCGTACTGTTTAACCGCATCATGTACAGCTTGCACATTTTTTAAATATGTATCACTTGTCCAACCACCATCATTAAACCTTGCAATAGTGGCTTGATATTTATCAACCTTACCATTGTAAGAATCTAACTGTTTATCATATTTATTAAGGTTTACATTGGCATTCTGTTCTTTTTGAGCGTTTGCAAGTTTTTCGGTTTCATCAACTACTTCTTTGACATTACTTTTGACACTCTTTAACGCAACGCTTGTTTTTTCGGCAGAATTAGATGTAGCTTTACCAAAGTTATCAATGGCATCTTGTGCAGATTTAAAGGTCTGAGTAACAGAAGAACCTGCGTTCTCAACATCTGTCAACTTTTTAGTAATGGTTACAAATTCACTACTATCAACCTTGATAGAATACTCATCACCAAGATTTAAACTATTCTTGATTTTCTGAGCCTTATCTAAGGTTTCTTGATATGTAAGAGCAGGAGCAGTTTCACGACCAAAATTCTGTAATGCCGTTTCTAATTTATCTACACCATTTGTTACAGTCTTAAAACGCTGTTCAAAAATATTACCATCAGCATCGACTTTTGCGGAAAACGATTTCCATGCGCCATCAGCATCTTTTATTTTTGCACTTACCTTTACAAGACCATCAACAAGCTCTGTGTTTACAGTTTCACCAAGAATTGTATATCCAGAATTTGATAATTTTTCATTAATTCTATTAGGAGAGTAATTTAAGAAATCTTCTTCAGATATTTTCCTTCGTTTTGCGTATCTATCCTTTTTAGGTGGATTAGGTGGGTTTGTATTTCCAGATGAAATATTCGATTCTTGTGAAGTAGAAGAGAGGTTAGATTTCATTTCTGTAAGTTCACTATTAAGTTCTTTTACAGATTCCTTTGTCTTTTCAACATCATCTCGTACATTTTCAAAACCATTCGATTCAATAGAAGAAATTCTATCTTTTACATCACCAAGTTCAGTTTTTACCTCTTGAATATCAGATTTTAACTCTTCAATTTGAGAATTATTTGAATTAGAAGTATTAGAAACT